CGATGTAATCATCAGATTACTGACAATGTACGCGTCACTCAATTTTGACAAAAAAGATTTAATCAATACCATAGAACAATTTATAGAATTAAGGAGACGCACATGAAGGAAGATATTTTTACACGAATACAAAACATGTTTCATCTTAGGACGAGACCTGACGGCATTTATCTCACCAGCTTCACGTATGAGAACGCTCCAGTAACGCTTGCGCAGATAATTACTTATGCGTGTGAGTTAACACTTAAGTCAGTAACAGATACTGCGGATGAGGTAAGAAAGTTGAATCCGGCAGAGATGTTAGAAAAGAAATTCAATTAGTAACATTGTGCAAAATCTAAATTAACTATATATACACATACACCGATTAAAAAAAAGAAGGGGTAAAATACCATGGCAACAAATCCTGCCACATTACAGGTAATGAAAAATCAAATTGCAGTAACAACGAAAGAGAACCTTCCAACTCTTCTTTCAGAGATAGTTAATAGATGCGTTCAGCTTGATGCTTTTAATGGCAAGAATATCTATGAAGTCGTTAGAACTTTAGAGGCTACATTTAAGCCACAAGTGAGGGATCAAAAATGATTATTAGTTTAAACTTAAATCTAAAAGAAGAGTTTGATTTAAAAGTACTAGGAGCTGTTTACAATGAGTTGTTGTTTCAATTTCAACAAAAACAAAAATTATCGTTGGACAAAGAACTTCCTTCTACTCCAGCCGAACATCTTCCTTTCTTTAATAGTGATAATTGCAAAGAAGATAAGTCGACAGAAAAAGAAGACGAGAATAGAAAACCAATCAAACTAGAATTTGTACCAGAAAAAGAAGAGATAAAAGCTGAAGCGAAAAAAGATTCACTTGAAAAAAAGACAATCGAAATCGTTAACAAGAAAATCACAGTAAGTAACAAGATTTCAAAAGTGAACAAAGAATTAAAAAAGGCGACGGAAGAAAAACTTACTGAAGCAGAAATCTTGGAAAAAAGGAAACAGACATTCAAGGAACGCGCACGTAAGGCTGGACTTGCAAAGTGGCAAAAGCAACGCGAGTTAGAGGCAAGTGGAAAAGCTCCACACGTACCAGCAAAAAAAAAGACCAAAAGAGTAGTTAAAGAAAAAAACTTCGATACCGCCGAAGAACAGAGGCTAGAAGATTTTGTTGAAAATGAAGAAAGTTTTGACGCACGTCAAATAATGGACGAGGCATACGGATAAATTTTAGGGAACAATCATCTCGTAAGTATTTAGAGGAACTTTTGCGTGACAGATTCTAAAAATGCAAAAACAGAGATTGCGTCTTATGTCAGCGTTCCCCAAAGAAGAGTTGTTTGTAACTGCGGAGCTATCTATACCGGTACAAAGTTAGATATCGAATGCGGATGTGGTAAAAAGATGCCAACAACAAATTCAGGCTGTGTTCTGAAGATAGTCACGGGAACATGGGTATATCCAGATGGAAAAACAAGACGAAGAAAGAGTATTGCCAAGAAAAGTGCTGGAGAGCCAACTCCTAGCCAAAGCGGTTGACGTTGAAAACGACGTAAAGCAATTTATTCGTTTACGTTACGCTCTCATGTATCACAAGAATCTTCGCGGTGACGCGATGGTCTTTAGTGACAAACCTTATTTAGTTCCAATCTATAAAGATAATGCACAAGAGATTGTTCTTCAATCCAGCGTGCAAACCGGTAAGTCTGAGTTTCTAATCATTGCCGCGCTTTCATATGCCGAACTAGGTATGCAGGTTCTTTACGCGTTTCCAACGATTGAACTTAGAAACTTATTCGTTGCAAACCGGATTGATAATCAGATTGCAAGAATCCCTTATTATCAAGAACAAATGCAGATTGCACCGCGCTCTAGCGACGCGAGAGGTTTAAAGAATTACGGTAAGGGTGCGATATTTTTCGGCGGTTCAAACTCTGGCACGACCTTCATTGAAAAACCTTTGGATGTGATTATTGCGGACGAGCTAGACAGATTTGACCTTAATAACTACGCAAAGGCGGACGACCGTTTAACGGCATCGCCACACAAAATTAAATACGAGGCAAGTAACCCGACAGTAGATAAATTCGGGATTCATAGAAGATTCCTTCAGTCTGACCAGCGTCTTTGGAAGATACAATGCCCATCGTGCAATGTGTGGCAGGCGATGGACTGGTTCAAAAATGTTGTCGAACAGTATTCAGACAACATGTATCGCCTAAAAGATAGGGAATGGAACGAGTTTGAGAAGCGCGATATCAATATGTATTGCAGAAAGTGTGATGGCCTTCTTGAGAGGTTTACGCACCGCTCAGCGTGGATTCCAAAACATTTCGGTAAAGATGTGCACGGATATCACATTCACCAGATGTTATCGAGTTACGTGTCCATTCGTTCCATGTGGAGAAAATTTCAACTTGGAACAGAATCCGATACCGACATGCAAGTTTTTTACAACTCGATGCTTGGCCTTACGTTTGCCGGAGCTGGAAGTAAGTTAACTGACGATGCTTTGAATAAATGCAAAGAAAATTACTCCATGCCGGTAAGCCTACAAGAGCCATGCGTGATGGGCATTGACGTTGGAAAAAAACTTCATATCGTGGTGAGACAGATACTTCCCGGCGAAGAGACCCGCCTTGTTTATGCTGGAACCGCGAGAGAATTTGAAGAGATTGATTATTTGTTTAGCCGTTTCAAAATCGTTGGATATTGCGTCGATGCTAGACCGGAAACAAGAAAATCAACGGAACTTGCAAAAAAACATCCTGGACGTGGGTGGATGTGTGAATACATGCATGGGCTTCGCGAACTAACGAAGGATGATGAGCAGAGAATTTGTAAAGCAGACCGGACGATGCTTATGGATAAGGTGATGAACAAGTTCACGCAAGGTTTTTACAAAATTCCAGCTAATGCGCACACCATTGATAACGGTGACTACTACGACCAGATGAAAACCCCGACGCGCGTCTATGATGCCGAGAAGGATAGATACGATTGGCTGGGAGACCCGGACCACTATTACCACGCCGAGGTTTACTGTTATGCTGCATATTTGTTACGGGGTGAGTTTAGGGTAGTTGGCATTTCGGTAGGCGCTCAAGCAGTAGAAAATACGGTATCAGAGCCTCCAAAGAGCTTTCCAACAAACTTAATTCCACCCGGAACTGACCCGGCAATCGCTCGTTACTATCAAGATTTGTATGAAAAGGCGAAAAAGGGATACACCGGATTTGAAGACGCATAAAATGCTCGGTGTTAAGATAGTTTTGACGTAAAAAAGAGGTAGTCCAATGGCAGGTTCAGACAGAGAAACGCAATCATCGTTGACCACGCTAGGTTTTGCAGATGCTTTAAGGGCGTATACTTTGGGTGTAATGCCTAACGCACCGCGCATTCCAGAAGCAGCAATCACTTCAGCGGGGACGGTATATGGGGGCTTCCAAAAGGGCTTCGGTACCAGAAACAACTTCAGGGGTTCAATTAATTTCTCAACCCTAAGGCAGCTAGCAGAACGTTCACCCGTACTTGCGGCAATTTTGAGTAAAAGAAAATTTCAAATATCCAAGTACTCACGTGTTGCTCAAAAAAGTAAGAAGACAGACGTTGGTTTTAGAATTGTCCACAAAATGGAATCAGACCCGAAATTTGTGGTTGATGAGGGTTTCAAGAATCTTTGTCGAGACCTTGAAGCTTCTTTTATGAAGCCGTGGGTTCTTTATTGGAACGAAGGGCTTGTGAGAAAAGACATCGAGCCTTCTTTAGCTGGATTTATGAGTAAGATTGTTGACGACCATCTCGTTATCAATAGACCTTGTATTGAGCTAGGACTTGATTCAAATAAGATACCGCGTGCATTCGGCGCAATTGATGGCGCAAACGTACTACCTACTTTTGCGGCAGCTCGTTGGTTTTCTAAAAAACTAGATATGAAGCACGACTTTGTGCCGAACAGTAATCAGTACAGAGAAGCTTTACAGAAAATTTCAGACAAATATGGCGTGAATCTCACCGAGGAGATGGAATACATTTATTTGTTGGGCGGTAGACCATATTGTGGTTATCAGTCTGATGAAATTATTGTGGCACCATTCTTTCCAGTCACGGACGTAAGACAAACTGGATATCCAAAATCACTTACAGAAATTGCGTTATTTATCATTCTTGCTGAAATCATGGCAATGTCTGCCAATGCGAAATACTTCGAAACCGGAAGTATGAGTGAAGTTCTAATCGCGATGCGCGGTAATTACGAAGACCAACACATTAAGCAGCTTCAAGATATTTTTCAGGCAAACATGTCGGGTTCTCAAAACATGTTCAAAGTTCCCATCGTGGCATTGCCGGGCGGAGCGGATGACATCAATGTTGTGAACTTGAAACAAAATCACAGAGACATGTTGTTTGATGTTTATATCCAGAAACTAACAAATCTTGCGTGTGCAGTATTCTCAATGCATCCAAGTGAAATTAACGAGGCACCAAGAGCTGGCGATAATTCGGGCGCTTTACAACAAGCCGGACAAACCCTACAGATTGGAATGGCGCAAGAACAAGGCCTCCAAACTCTTCTCCAGCATATAAAGACAGAAGTTTTCGATGTTATTTTGGAACGCATTGACCCAAATCTAGTTTTAGAGTGGGACTACGGCGATAACGAACAGCAACAACTCGACATCATGCAAAAGTATGCATCGATTACAACACTCAATGAACGTCGTAACATGATGGGACTTGAACCTGTTTCGAAAGAGGCTGGCGGAGATGTTATTGATAATTCATTTGTTCAACAAATGATTACCCAAAAAGCCGCGCAAGAACAGCAAGCACAAGCAACACAACAACAAGGACAAGCGCCACAAGGACAGCCTCAAAATAATCAAGGCGAACCGCCACAAAATGGCGAAGTACAAAGTTCAGAAGAGACTTCAGGGGATTCGACTGGAGAAAGTGAAAATGGATGAGAGAAGACATAAGGGAAAGGTCGCCTGGTTTAAGTCAACATTAGGATATGGGTTTATAATTCCAGACGACAAAAATATCACAAATGGAAAAGAATTGTTTACGCATTTTCATTACGTCGTGCAAGCTGGATTTAAGACTTTGTATGAGGGTGATTCTGTGGAATTTTCTCTTGGCGAGAACGAGAGAGGTTTGTGCGCCGTAGACGTAAAAGTTCTAGAAAGAGCGCGAAAGCAACCAACAAGGAGAGAGTATGTTCCCGCAATTTCAGATTAAAAAAGATTCGACACTTCCGTGGTTGACGTTGCAGTTATTTCAAGAGGGTATTCTGTCTTTTGGGTTACCAGCAGACCCATCATCTTGTGGCGCAAACAAACAGGGCACACCGATTGATTTAACGAATGCCATTAGCATTAAAGCAAAGATGTTTAAATGTGGTCGTACACCACTTGAAAAAGTTCTTTTGGGAACAGTAGTAGTTGATGATGCTGTGAATGGGGTAGTGACTTACAAATGGCACCCGTCAGATACGGATACTGCGGCGTGTTTCTATTTTGTTTTTGAAATCATATTCCAAGACAATACAAAACTCCTTTTCCCTTACCAGCTAGAGTCTTTTTCGATTGAGGTGACGCCATGAGTGATAAAAAAACAGAGAGTGCAGAATCTCTTCAGGGAAAATATCCTGACTATGTTTATTCTGGTTTAGACGTTAGAAACCAAAAAGAATTTGATGGAAAAGAAAAGATTTATTTCGACAGAATCATGGACTTGCTGGAAGAAAACCATCCAAATTGGAAACAGTCTGACTTGTTAGAGGAGGGTTTTAACGAAGGTTATTTCGCATACGATTATAATGGTGGACTTGTCGTTACCCAATTAGGGAAAGATGAGGTGAGTCTATGAAATTTTTATTTGGAAATAGATTAATCAAAGCGAAAATTAAGGGGCATTATAGAAAATTGCCAAACGGACGTTTAATTTTTATAGAGGAACATAGAGATAAAAGAAAAGAAGCGCAAAAGAAGCCTGAAAACTTTAAACATACTTACGCGCACGCAGATGAGCATTCAACTTCAGTAGTTGGGCACGACGATAAGATTCATACATATAAACACAATCCGCAGCAGGAATTAAAAGAAGAAGATATACATGCCCATCTAGGGCGCACAATACCGATAGACATGAAGCTTGCGGAAAAGCTTTATCAAGCAAAATTAAAAGACGAATACCTTGATGTAACTTCATACCCACAGCTTTACAAAAATATGGTTGAGGAAGAAAAATTAGACGCAAAAAGTGAAAACAGAAAACCAAAATTTTCAAACATAGAAGATGCGAAAAAGTTTTTTGAAAAAAACGTTCTTAAAAAATATTTAGACAATCTAAAAGAAACATATGGTGACGCAACAAATCTTGCAGATGCATATGAACAAGATGTTAGTGGCCACGAAGAAGACCAGCATTTTAAAAAATATGGGGAACATGAATCATTAAAAGGTAATGGTGATTACCATGCAATTGCAGAACACAAGATGGCAATGGACTATCATTCTTCTGCGATTAAACAGCGAGAAGAAGAAAAAAAAGAAATAAAAGAATCACAAAAACTCTCACCGAAAGACATGAAAAAAATTCCCGCACTTGCATCGAATTTAAAAGTGTTTGGACATCAGGCAGAAGTTTTAGCTAAATTAAACGTAATGAAAAAAGCAATTGTCGATGTTGATATGGGTGGTGGTAAAGGTCTTTTGTTACCTTTAGATGCAATTAACTTGATGGCACAAGGAAAAGTAAAGAAACCATTAATCGTTGCTCCAGCTAACACGTTGTTGCAAAACTCAAGAAAGATTCATGAATACACTGACGGTAAAATAAATACGTTCATGATAAGTAACGACATTATTAATGATGTTTACGATGGAAACATTCAAAAACTTGTTGAAGACATTAACAATGCTCCACCGAATACAATTTTTATGGCGACGTATTCAGTGTTCGCATATTCGGACAAAAATCATTATAGAAACAAAAATATTCCATCGGAAAAACAAGTTCCTTTTGGACGTGGTTTCGAAATAAGTGCAATGGGAGCAGATTATGTGGCTCTTGATGAGTGTTTTCATCCCGATACTCTAATTAAAACAAAATTTGGTGAAAAAAGAGTTTTTGAAATTAAAGAAGGTGATTTTGTTTTATCCGCCCTTGGCTGGAAACCAGTAACCGGAACACGAAGCAAGAAGCTTGACAAGCACATAAGATTAAGATTTAACGGCAAAGAAATAAAATGCTCTGAAAATCACGTCTGGTTTACTCCAGGGGGTTGGGTGAGGGCCAAGGATTTAAAGATTGGAGATTTGCTTGTTAAAACAACCGAAGCGATGCGAATGGTGCGAGAAGGATTTCCCATGGGTACGGAGAAATCGTTTTTGCAATCAATCTTGTTCAGCGAAGTGGAGAATGAGCAGGTCGGAGTACAAGGCGAAAATTTACACACAGGAACATGCAAGAAAAATATCGGAGAAGTTAAAGGGAATAAAACGCCCGTATCTCAGAGAGCGTATGTTGAAAAACAATCCAATGTTTTGTCAGAAAAGCTTAGACAAAATGAAGGAGACACTAAAAAGAATTGGACACAAGCCGCCGATTCAGGGTGGCAACGGACGGGGACCGACGGAACCGGAAGCTATGCTTATACAAGAGTTGGGCGATGGATGGGTGTGGAATTTAGCCATCTCCACTGGAAAACGGCAAGTGGGCGTACCAACGTGTTACAAACCAGACTTGGCACACCCAGCGCTGAAGATAGCGATAGAATGCGACGGTTACTCACACCAGTTGCGCTCTCGGCAAGTCCAAGATTCAAAGAAGACGAAAATATTGACGGATTTAGGCTGGAAAGTGTTGAGATTCAAGAATCAGGAAGTGATGAAAGAAACCCAGATGGTTTGTTCTATGATTTACAAGTTGATGGACACCCTTCGTTTACAGTAAATGAAGTTCTTACGCATAATTCGCAAAGAATTAAGGACCCTAACACTAATACGCATAAGGCAATGCAATACCTTAGTGGTGCAAAATATAAACGCGTAGCTACGGGAACGTTTATTTCGAACGATCCTTTTGACGCATTAGGACAGTTAAGATGGTTAGACCCATCTTTTAAAATTAATAAAGAAAAATTCGCAGAACGTTATGGTTTTCAGGAAAACGATATTGGCAGAAAGTGGGATGATGAATCCCTGCAAAAATTACGAAACGAATTAACTGACGATTATGGAATGATTTCGTTACGTCGCTCAGCTTGGTTACACAAACTTCCAAAGAGAGTTGAGAATCTTCATAAATTAGAGGCATCTCCTAAAATTGCACTTGCAAACGAATCTGCGATTTCAGATTCAATGTCCATGCTGGAAGAGATTGCAAACGCCAATCCAAAAATAAGAGAACAACTAAATTCACTTGGAAACGATTCTGATGATGATGATGATTTGGGTGAAAGTGGAATGGTTGGGCAAGTGCTAGAGGCAATGAGGGGTATCACAGACCATCCCCATGAAATGGCAGAGAGAATGGAATTAGGAATTTCTCTCACTAAGAAATATAAAAAACAAATTGATGCTGCAATGTCTCAAGTTGATTTAGAGCAAGAAAAAAACGCGGGTTCGGATAGACGTGGATTCAAAAAAGAGATGGCAGACGCAGAGCGTGAATTAAAAGCATTAGACCTTGTTATTCATGCAAACGATATTGATTCTGAAGATGCATCAGCAATGCGTTACACGGTTTATTTTCAGGCCGGCACACAAAAACACATTATCAATATGAAGAACGAAGTAAGTCCGAAAGCAAAAAAGACTTACGACGTAATCAGGGAACACTTAAAGAATCCTAAAAACGGAAAATTCATTGTATTCGCAGAAAGAATTAGAAGCGTTGACCATATTTTTAACAACATGCCTGAAGATTTAAAGAAACAGGCGGTTTATTATTCTGGCGATAGAAGAACCGGGCTTGCTGGGTTTTTGAAAGAAGGCGGCCCTAAGATTATTGTTGCGTGTGACCCATCTTTAGCTGAAGGCGTAAACATGCAGATAGCTAATGGAATGGTACGTTATGACTTGCCTTATACTTCCGGCAAGGCAGAGCAAACTTATGGGCGAATCTGGCGCTTTGGACAAGACAAAGAAGCAAACATTCACATTCCTTTGACTAATAATTCTTTGGATGTTGTTAAATATTGTCGATTGATGTCGAAATTAAAAACTAACTATAAAATTATTTCTGGATACGATTTAAGTCCGAATACCGAAGCGTACAAACTAAACACAAGTAACATTAGAAAGTATCGCGATTTTGATGAACTTGTTCCGCAATACAACCAAGTTCAAAAAGAAATAGAACAACAAGAGACTAAGGCAAACGTCGGCCAAAAAGAACGTTTTGGCTCAGAGATGCTAGACCCAAAATCTGGAGGAGAAATTAAAGGCTCTCAACCACCACCAGCAGGGCACGGCGCATATTTTAACGACGGCAGTAGTTTTAAAGGTGGTGTCAACGAGGCGCTTTCATATCTTGAAGGACAGCATGGTGTCACTGGTGTTGATAAGGAATTAAGAAAACATGCATACAACGATGTAATTGACCTTTACGACCACTTGGAAGCCAAGGGTATCAAACTTAAGCATACAAAATTCGGTGAAGTAGAATCTTTAAAAGAAACTGAACAGTTTTGGAAAGAATGGGAAAAAGACGCCGACGGCACAGCTTCGGATAAACAGAGGGCAATTGTTGGGGGAGCGGTAGCTCTTTTGCAGCAACAAGAATCACCTGGAGAACAAAAACAAGAAATTGCACCAAAACAAAACAAAAAAGAACCACAACCAAAGGTTTCTACTCCAGCTAAGCAAGAGAAGGTGAGGTCCCACAAAGAGGCTCTCGAAGAACACCTCAAATCCGTGGGCAAACACAAAATTCCGGCAGAAGGCAAAAAGTTACTACTGAACGATATCGAAGAGCTTAAAGGACACCTTGGGAACAAGTCTTTGGACGACAAGGCGCATGTGCAAAAGTATTGGGATAGTTGGGCAAAGGAAGCTGGAGAAAAGGCGTCTAATGGGCACAGAAAAGCCGTTGAGGAATCATTGCGTAATTCTCTTCCAGCTAAGAAACTAAAGAAAGCGTTAATCTTTGTTTATAGGGACACTCTATGAAATTTATTTTTAAATCCAAAGTACCTTCATTTTCTAGTTTTAAAGACATGAGTTGGCACGACCATTTCGATAAAGTTCAACACCATATGGCCGAAGCCGAAAAGGCAAAGGAAGCTGGAAACCATGATTTGGCGGCACATCATAAGAAACTTTCGGATGTTCACCATGAAATGAGAGTTTCAAAACAAACTAAATCCAGTCTTAGGGCTTCAGCGCCATACGCAAAAATGAACTCCGCCGGTTACCGCAAGGGAGAAATCTCTGAAGCCGCAAGCCGTCAAAAGAAGGCTAAAGAGTTACTTTCCAGTATGAAGCCGCAAAAAATAAAGAAATCAAAGTTCATATATAAGGCGTCACTTGCAAAAGATGGTCCATATACAACCATGCAATTGCTTTTGTCTGGAAAAGACAAATCCATTTCTGGTGGAAA